GTGAACTTGGCAAACAACTACAACCTATGCACCGTGGAATTGCTAGCTAAGCTTGTGCACAAAGCAGGACTGTCAAAAGCGAGTGTCGCTAAGCTTGACGTGCACAAGACGCTACAAGAAGTGACGCAAGCATTCGACAGCGCAGTAGTAGCGCAAGCAAAGAAGGAAGCTTCGCAGCAAGATGCTGTTGCAATGAACGAAGCGTTCGAGGAGTTGCCGGAAGTGTGGAGTCAAGCAGAAAGCCTGGCGTGGTTGCAAGCGACTACGCTTGACCCACAGCAGATTGACAACATGGTTGAGCTATTCGAGCTGATAGGTTTCACAACACAGCGCTTGCAGTTTGTGCTAACATCGGCAGACATGGCGCACGCGCTACATCGCTGCGGCTAATTGTGGACAACAAACGACTTGACAAAGGAGCAAAGACAATGGCCAAAGCAAGTAGAGATAAAGGCGCAAAGTTTCGTGTGGTGCATATTGCTCTTGAGCAAGGTTTTTACGACATAGCGGAGTTGTGTCTATTAGTAAGAGAACTTCCATTCTGTGCAGGTATAAGTGCAATGTACGGGCACACTATGCTTCGTTTCGAGATACCATTCAGCAGTAAGAAAGCAGGTACTTGTGGGCAAAATGGCACGCGATAAAGGCGCACGTGGCGAGCGCGAAGTAATCGACCTATTGCAACCTATTGTGGACACCGCATACCACGCTGCCGGCCTTGAGCCGCCACAGCTTAAGCGCACAAGCTCGATGCAAGCGGACGGAGGCGGCTGCGACGTGCATGGCCTGCCTTGGCTAGCATTAGAGGTAAAGCGCCAGGAAGCTCTTCTACCAGAAGCCTGGTACCGTCAATGTGTGCAGCAAGCAACACGCGACCAGTTGCCTGTGCTGATCTATCGACAAAGTAAGCACCCTTGGCGTGTGAGGCTTCTTGTGCAAATAGCTGTTACCAATACACTTGTAGTAGCCGACATTTCAATCGGCGACTTCTTGTCTTATTTTGCAGAAGTGCTAGCTCTGTCGCTAAGGAGTAACCATGCGAACCTGTAGCGTATGCTTTGCTGTTGTCGGTAAATATGAGCGTTGCTGCGCAGCTTGCGGCAGCACGCAAGTCATTCGCACGACTGCCGGCCCGAAGACACTGCGCAAGTACGCAGCATACGCGCGATTGCTCGCTGGCATGCGCGGGCCTGCTTGCGTGTGCGGACTGCGCGGTTCGCACGAATGCACACGCACAGAGCACTGGAAGAAAGAGACGCTTTCGCTGCTATCCATGAGGCAACTATGAGCGCGCTTGCTATTAGGGCGCACAATTGCTGGCAATGCACTTCGGGATGGGTGCCGGGCACGCCTAAGACGTTCGCGCCTTGGTGCCAGGGCTGCCAGGACAAGAAGGCAGCAGGCAAGCGCACAGGCGAGGAGCCTCTTCCGCTGCGGTACAGGCGCAAGCATGTAGACAACGAAAAGCGCTACAAAGCCGAGCTTGCTGGGCGCTTGCGTTCGCGCGTGATTGCGCCTGATTGATGCTAGATTTGACGGCGGCACTCTGCACGGCGTATGCTCGCTGATTGTATGCCTCGGCGGACAGTCAATCAGCGTATCAAGCTACCCCGCGCACAAGGCGGGGTAGATCCGCAGGTGCGTGCGCAAATGGATCGCTTTGTCGAGGGTCAGCTGATGGGCCTAGGTAGCTGCCAGGCGGCCGTGTTCGCCGGTGTAAGCTCGCGTTCGGCAGCGCGCACAGGGCACAAGTACAAGACGGATCCGTACGTGCGCGAACGCTTCGCACAGTTGCGGGAGAAGCTAGATCGCGATCAGATTTGCAGTTTTGCCGAGCTGGCGCTAAACGTGAAGTCGATGGCGTTTGACGAGATTGCGGCGTACAACGACCGCATACGCGCGTCGGCACTTATGGCCAATCTCATGGGTCACAACGCGCCCGCGCGCGTAGCGACGACGGTCAACGGTGGCGTGCTCCTGTTGCCAGTCGCCGAAAGCATGGAACAATGGGAAAGTCAAGCAATAGCTGCACAGGCAGCATTGCAGAAAGAAGTGGAGCAGGATGTTAACCGATGACGAACTAGCCGAAGCGTGCGAGGTGCTGGTTGAGCATGAGGGCTTGGTTCCCTGGCTCTATTGCGATCTTCGCGGCTTCGTCACTGTCGGAGTCGGCGACAAAGTGACATCGGCTTCTGTGCTGACGATGCCCTTCGATCACTTGGCCGACGGAAGTCACCCCACAGCCGAGGAAAGAAGTCAAGCATTCATTCGCGTGCAAAATCACTTTGCAAAAGGCTTGACGGCGCAAGCGTATCGCGCTGTGAGCGACTTGCGGCTACCCGTCGAATTCTGCAAGCGGCGCCTTGCTCACAGAGTGACGCGCGAATTCGTGCCAGCAATTGAAAAGCACTGCCCGCAGTTTGCAGATTTCCCGACGCCGGCAAAGCTAGTGCTTGTGGACATCGCCTACAATGTCGGCACCGCTGGCTTTGCTGCTTTTGTGTCGCTAATTGCAGACTGCAATAGTCTGCATTTTGCGAATGCTGCTGAGCAGGTGCACACAGCAAAGGACGGAGAAGATCTGAGCAACCACGAGACGTGGGGCCGGCGCAATATGTGGCGAGGCGACATGATGCTGCAAGCGTCGCGCACGACGATGGTTAGCTAAATGGATAATCCATTCGGCGTCATCGAAAAGCTAAACGAAGTAGAGCAAGCTGAGTTTGATGCCCTCGACAACACACCGCCACCCGAAGCGTTGCTGAAAGAGTTGCGCAAGCACGCGTCGGTTGGTTGGGTGCGCAAGTACGTTGCGACTCATTCACGTTGGTGCCCGGCGCAGCGGATGTTACGCCGCTTGGGCGTAGCAGCCTTAGTATTGACTGGCGCTGTGCTTGCTCTCAATATCTTTGGTGCATTGTCGGCTAAAGCAATGTTTAAAGAGGCTGTTCGTGACGGTGTTCGCGCGGAGATGAAGGAAGCGATCAAGCAAGAAGTAAAAGACGCGCTGAAAGAGTTAGGCTTGATTAATACGCAATTGCTTGACTTGCAGAATCGCAAGCTAGCACAGGTTGCTGATAAGTGACTTCCTTGCTGATCGGTTGTGCGTTGCTGGCATTGTTGGCGGGTGGTATTTTTCTTTGGGGGCTGTACTACTACCACAAAGCCGCGTATTTAGTTAGCAAGGCGCAACACCGCAGTTTGAACAGAGAATACAAGCTGCGCAAAGAACGCGAGTCTGGCGTTGTTGCAGGCAAGTCGAGTACGACTGACACAACGAAGGTAATAACCAAGCAACGAAAGGAAACGAGCAAATGACGGACACGAGAGTTATTCGGCAAGGCTTGCAAACGCTGTGCGGGCTCGCAATGATTGTGCTACCTGTTGCGCTCGCCGTGCCGTTTGACTGGCGCGCGTTGGTTAGCGCTACACTTGGCGGGATCATGACGCTGCTAACAAACCCGCGCCTGGTTCCGGGCGTGCGTGTTGCCATGCCTGATGCTGGAAGTTCTACTTTTGTGCCTCCCAATTTGTCAGATAATCGCGATAGGACGAGAGGTCACGCTACACCAACGATCTTGCTTTTGCTTGCGTTCGCGATTCTGGCAATCGGCACTGTGTTTCTAATCGCACTGCCGGCGGACGCCGCAGAACTTGCGCAACCGTTGCCGGGAAATGGCGTTGTGCTGTCGATCCCCGTGCCGCCAAACACAGGGACGGCTGCGCCTATTGATACCGGCTGCGAATGGCAGCGGGTTTCTCCTCTCGTCTACCGATGCGGAAAGCTTACATTACAACCTGCTTTCGCTGCGGCTGCTGGGCAGCTCAACTTGCGCAAAGCAATTGACGACGGATTCGACAGTGCTTATCAGCGCGTGTCCTTCCTTGCTGGTTACGGATTCACGTATCACGGCGACAGCGTGACCATGGGCGCATCCGTTTACGGCGGTGCGGGAGTCGCGAGTAATCAGCCGAATGCGCCGCAAGCAAACGCTTTGCTTACCTTCTGGGATATTCTGGCAGTTGGCCCCGGAGTTACCACATTCAAGGAACCTAGCGGCAAGCGCGTCTATCAAATGCTGTTGTCGCTCGCCGTGAACTACAGTGCTGGAGGTACGACAGCGAAGATTTTACCGATGCTCGATAAGATCGTCGAGTGGTGTGCAGACGGCGCCGTGTGCGCGGTGCCGTAGCATGCGCCGGTATCTGCTTTGGCTCGCGATTGCGGCCGCTGTAGCGCTTGTCGGCTGTCCACAGGTCGCGCGCCCACAGTGGCCGTATCAGCGCGCCTTGCAGCGATTGTGCGAGCAACACGGTATTTCGACGATCTTGTGCGCGAAGCACGAAAGCGCAGACTGTTACCGCGCCTGACGGATTCAGGCAGAAAGAAGGATTGAAATGCACTACAGAAATGGAAGAGAAGCGAAGAATGGCGACAAGGTTGTTGTATTCACCAACGGGGGGCCTGTTGCCGGTATCCTTTACGACGCAGTAGCTGGAAACGACTATTGCAACGGCAAGATCGCTCCGATTTCGCCGCATGATCTGATGCCAAACCTGAAAGAGTGCTTGCACGTTGACGACGTGCTAAACGCTGTTGCAGAGTTGCCCGGCGTAAAGACGTCGTAGCAAATGCAGCAAGCGCCTAAATGCAAACAGTAGCCTGGAAGCCGCTAGGGACCGTTGCTGTGCAAGACAGCAACAGCGCTTGGCGCTTGCAAATCAAGCGCGTTACCGGGCAATTGCTGGCTATTCAGTGCAAGTGCAACCACGTTTTCTTTCACGGTGCGCGAGGTCGCGGCTCGACCGAGGCGCAGTTGATGGCTTATCGGCGCTACGTCGGTGCTGGCTACGGCTCGCACTGGCGCGGCGTCGTGTTTGATCGCGAATACAAGAACCTTGACGACGTGGTTGCAAAGTCGCGTCGCTTGTTCAACGGGCGCGGCGACGGTGCAGAGTTTCTTGCAAGTCGCAGCGATTACAAATGGCGGTGGCCGACCGGCGAGGAGTTGATGATCCGCCAGATCAAGAAGGAATCCGACTATTGGCTATATCACGGTCAAGAGTTTCCATTCATCGGCTGGAATGAACTACCGAAGTATCCGACGCCTTCACTATACGACGCGATGGGAAGCTGTAACCGTAGCGGCTTCACAACAGCAGAGCATTACGCGCGCACAGGTTTGATATTGCCTTCAATTCCGCTGCACACGTTCGCAACCGGAAACCCCTTTGGGCCTGGCCACACGTGGGTAAAGAAGCGTTTTATTGATGCTGCGCCGGCTGGCAAGATTATATACACGACAACGCTAGTCTTCAATCCACAGACGCAGCAACGCGAACCTGTGACAACGTCGCAGGTCGCAATCTTCGGTAGCTGGCGCGAAAATGAGCACTTAGATCCACAGTACGTCGCGGGCCTTGAGCGCATGACAGACAAGGATAAGCAAAAGGCTTGGCGAGACGGAAACTGGAACATACTCGGCGGCGGCTCTTATGCCATAGGCGATTTGTGGAAACAGTCTGTACACGTGCGGCCGCGCTTCCGCGTGCCTGCCGGCTGCAACGTATACCGCGCACTCGATTGGGGTACTACGAAGCCGTTCTCAGTCGGTTGGTGGATGAAGGCAAACGGCGAAGATATCAAGACGCTTGACGGCTCGACGTGGTGTCCACAGCCTAACAGTCTTGTCCGCATTGCTGAGTGGTATGGTAGCGAAGACATCGGAAGCAACATCGGATTGCGTTTGACAGGCGGGGCAGCAGGCCGCGGAATTGCAGAGCGCGAATCTGCGCTGTTAGCAAACGGTTGGATCGCTAGTCCCGTGTGGGCCGGTCCTGCTGACAACAACATTTTCAGCACTGGCGACAATCTAGCGGCGGACTCAATTGCGAAGCAAATGGAAGCGGAAGGCGTCACCTGGACACGCGCCAACAAGGCGCCTGGCTCGCGCAAGCTCGGACTAGACTTGATTCGTACACGTCTTGAAAATTCACTACGCGGCGAGGGGCCGGGCCTGTACTATACGGACAACTGCCGTGCGGCGATTGCGCTCAATCCGACACTTCCGCGTGACGAAGAAAAGACAGACGAAGTAGACACAGAATGCGAAGACCATTTGCACGACGAAGAGCGATATATGGTGCTTGATAGCGGCGATTCTGCGGCGACTTCAATCGACATCCAATTTGTGAGGTAAATCCGATGCCATCTGCAAACATTGACGCTAATTACATCCTGCCCGAAGTCGTGTATCGTCGGCTTGACTGGCAACTGATTGAAGACTGCCTAGCGGGCGAGCGTGCGATCAAGCTGCGCGATTTTAGTCACATGAACTCGCAGAGTACAAACACGAATGACGTCTACATTCCAGGCAGCAACAGCAACACAATCAGGGCACGAGGTACAACCTACCTTCCGGTGCCCAATCCCGACGATCTGTCGCTGGAAAACGTCAAGCGCTATCAGCAGTACGTAATGCGCGCCGTGTTCTACAATGTCGCCAAGCGCACGCATTCTGGATTGACGTCGCTTGCATTTGTGGACAAGCCTGTTATTGAGTTGCCGCCAGGATTGCAACTGTTGCTTGACGACGTGAACGGCGCAGGCTTGACACTTGAGCAACAGTTGCGCGAAATACTTGACGGTGTTGCGGCGCATGGGCGCTTCGGTTTGTTTGTCGACTTCCCGCCAGTTGAGAAGCCTGTCAGTCAGAGCGAAATCGCAGGCTCAACAACACTGCGCCCAATCATTCGCACATATAAGCCTTGGGACATCATCAATTGGGATGAAGTTGTGGTAGGTGCGCGCAAGGTGCCTTCGCTTGTTGTACTCGCCGAACGCTACACACAGCGGGCAGACGACGGCTTTAGCGTCGAGGTGGGCAACCAATGGCGCGTGCTGCGTCTGACACAAGCGGGGTACACTGTCACGGTATACAAAGAAGCCGTTGGCGAAGGAACCAACAGCGAAACGACGTATCTTCCGCGTGACAAAGCGGGAAAGCCGTTGACGGAAATTCCCTTCATCGCTTGCGGCGCCACAAACAACGATCTGTGTATTGATGATCCGCCTATGCTCGATATTTGTACAATGAATATTGCGCATTATCGCAACAGTGCCGACTACGAAGAATCGGTATTCATGTGCGGACAGCCAACGCCTACGCTGACAGGCATGACAAAGGATTGGTGGGAAAACGTACTAAACAAGACTGTGCGTTTCGGCTCACGATCTGCCGTGCCGTTACCGCCTAATTCTGAATTGAAGTTAGTACAAGCGGAGCCTAACGGACTTGTGCGCGAGGCGATGCAGGACAAAGAACGTCAGATGGTAGCACTCGGCGCGCGGCTCATTCAAACAAAGCAGGTACAGCGTACAGCAACCGAAGCCAAGATCGAAACCGCTAGCGAAATGTCAATACTCACTGCGTGTGCGAGCAATGTTTCTGCCGCGTATACGAAATGTATGCAATGGGCCGGATTGTTTGCAGGCGTTGCTGAGCCGTCGACAATTGAGTTACATCCTAACTCGGAATTGGAACGCTTGACCACGACAGACGAGCGCGCGGCGCTGATTGCAGATTTGCAAGCGGGTACTCTTTCGTTTACTGAAGTACGCGACAGCCTGCGCAGTGCTGGACTTGCGACGGAAGATGACGAAGAAGTAAAAGCAGCAAAAGACGTTAAAGACGCTGCGACGGCAAAAGCTGCAAAGGAGGCGCTTGCTGCGAAAGTTGACAACAAAGGTACGATGCCGGTAGGTTCGCCGGTTGTTCCGTAGACACCAAAGGAGGCTCCCATGTTGAAAGCAGTGATCGACAAACTAGAAGACGTAGCCGAAGCCGTGCGCGGCGAATACAAAGCGGGGGAAGGCGGCAAGTTCTTCCTTGACGTCACGGGCCTGGAAGAAGGCACAGGTCATCCCGCCGTAGGTGAGCTCGTGCGTGCAAAGAAGCGTGAAGCCGACGAAGCCACGAAGCACGCGACGACAGCGGCCAAACTCAAAACGGAGCTTGCCGAAGCGAACGAAGCCTTGCACAAGCGCTTGCAGGGCAAGGTCGACAAGAGCGATCACGAAGCGCTGCAAGCGAGCTACGAAAAAAAGATCAAGGATGCGACGGACGAATGGACGGCGAAAATCAACGGACGCGACGCCATCATTCGCGCCAAGTTTGTTGAAAGCGAGGCGCTCAGCCTTGCAAAAGGGATCGCACTCGACGACAACGCGGCCGACTTGCTTTCTGAATCTGTGCAGCGGCGCCTTTCTGTGGAAATCACCACAGAAGGCGAGGCGGTTACTCGCGTGCTTGGGCCTGATGGCAAGCCTTCGGCGGCGTCGCTTGACGACTTGAAAAAAGAAATAGTTGCAACACCGAAGTATCACGCGCTACTATCTGGATCGAAAGCCAGCGGCAGCGGTGCTGCTTCTGGTAGCTCTGGTGGCGGTGCCCCGAGCGGCAAAGTAAAGAATATGGCGACGATGACGCCTGCTGAATTGGTGGCAGCCGTCGACGCCAAGCGAGCCGCCGGATAGCACACAGCCTGTTGCTGTATCCTCCGACGGCGTACACAAACCCTCGGAGGATATACATGGTCGCGAACGCTCTTTCAGCACTTGCACTCTTTGAACAGTACGCCTACTCGGTGTCCACGGAAGTTGTGGATCAACAGGTGGGGCTGTTTAACGCCGCTTCTCGCGGCGCCATCGTCTTGCAGTCAGGCAACAACGAAGGCGATTTTTCGCAGCTTGCCAAGTACGCGCTGATTGCCGATCTGGTTGGATCGCGCGACGCCTACAGCGACGACGCTGTGGCTGCTGTCGACGTTGCCCGTCTCGTCGAAATCTCGGTCAAGGTTGCTTGGGGCACGCCGCCTATCAACATCGATCAGCATCTTTGGACGTGGATACAGAAGTCGCCTGCCGAAGCTGGCGCGTTTATCGGTCAACAGCTTGCTGTCGGTGTCATGCAGCGCAAGCTCAACCTTGCTCTGACGGCGCTTGTCGCTGGCTTGACCGGCGTCGCTTCCACCAACGTGTTCGACAACACCGGCACGGGCGTTGTCACGTTGACGGCACTCAACACGACTTCCGCCAAGCTCGGAGATCGTGCGCAGTCGCTTGTCGCGTGGATCATGCACAGCAAGTCCGTGCATGATCTGTATGCAGGCGCAATCACCGGCAGCAACTTCCTTTTCAAGTTTGCCGACATCAACATTCGCGAAGATGGCTTCGGGCGGATCATCGTCGTGACGGACGCGCCGATCTTGTCGTACACGTCGAGCGGCACTAAGTATCGTTCACTGGGCCTTGTGCCCGGCGCCGCGCTGCTTGTTGACAACTCCGCTGATTCGCGCGTGAACACGTTCACGAGCAACGGACGCACCAATATTAAGGACACCTACCAGGCGCAGGGCTCTTTCAACCTTGGGATCAAGGGCTTTAAGTGGGACACCGCCGCTGGGGGCAAGAGCCCCAATGATGCGGCGTTGGCTGTGTCGACGAATTGGGACAAGGCCGCCACTTCCGTCAAGGATTTGGCCGGCGTGATGCTGCTCTCTACCTGATTGTTTTGTCGACTACTAGCGCAGTTTGCTCCTTTGCTGCGCTAGTAGTCGACACCTTACTTCGGAGATTTGAACACATGCAAAAGATTGCTCTATTTTCGTCCGTTGCGTTTGTGCTACTTGTTGCTGCTTTTGCAGTTGCTGCGCCAAAACGCATTTTGTATTTTACGTCAGGAATCGCGCCGACGACAGGTCAAGCCGCCGAAATTGCGAAGCTGATTGCGATCACGCCTGCGGCTTTTGAAGTGCTTATCTTGAACGGTCAGCAGACTTCTGCAAAGAAGCGCGTGGCCGCCGACTACGTTGCCGGCGCAATTCCGCCGACGTATCGTGACGGCGGCATCGACTCAGGCACATCGCTTTACACGATCATCGATCCGAACAATCCACCCGCACCCAATACGCTGCCAGCAACACAGGCTGTCGTATACAACGGCCAGGTTATTAGCTACGGCGGGCACACGTACACGTTCACCGTTGCGGCTAACGCTGTTACTGCAATTGCCTACCAGTAAGGAGCACCGTGGGAAAAGGACAAAAAGGGTTATATTTCATCGCAGGCGTCGCGCCTACGGACAAAGAAAGAGCAGAAGCGGCGTCGCTTGGGATCAAGGCATTCCGCAATGCCGAGCTTGCAGGCGCTACGCGTGTTGAGCGTTGCGACGTTGCGGCGGGTTTGGTGCCTGCTGCTTACAACGGCTTTCCCGGCGTGCAGGTTGTGAAGGCTGCGCCGACGGCTGACGAATTAGCAGCCAAGGCGAAAGCTGAAGCCGAAGCGAAGGCGCAAGCGGAAGCCGACGCATTGAAGAACAAGCGAAGGTAGAGGGGTTTGCGCGTGTCACTGACGGTAGAAAATGGAAGCCTCCTGGACGAAGCTAATAGCTACGTTTCCGTCAGTGACACGCGCACGTTTGCAACTGCGCGAGGGATCACGTTGCCTGCAACAGACGCGGCGGTTGAAGTGCTGTTGACTAAGGCGCTCGACTACATCGAAGCGCTACGCGCAGAGTTTCAAGGCAACAAGCTGTCCGCCGCGCAGTCGCTACAGTGGCCGCGCACAGGTGTCATTGTGGACGGCTTCCCTGTGGACACAAACGAGATTCCCGATGTGCTGCCGAAGGCGCAGGCGCAGCTCGCTTGCGACGTATACGCACTCGGCACGCTGATGCCTGTTGGCGACGGGCGTGTTGTGATTGAGGAGCGCGTAGACGGCGCAGTTGATATCAAGTATGCCGACCACGGAGACAACAACCCGCAACCACAATTGACGGCTGCGCGCCATCTGCTTGCGCCTCTGCTCCTCGGCGGTGAATCTGTTGGCTTTGGCGTTTCGGTGCGCGTATGAACTATCCCGCCTTAGCCTCGACCGCACAACGCCTGCTAAAGAGCGCGGGGCGTACGATTACAATCAAGCGCTACACACCCTCACGCAACGGTACAACGGGCGTTGTCGGCAAAGGCGGTTACACGGCGTTGGCCGCGCCCTTTGCAGTTGAATTGCCTGCTGCAAAAGGTTTGCAAGTGTTCGAGTCTCAAATCAAAGCTGAGTCGCTTGTAATACAGCAACTTCGCTTCTTTGTGATTGAGGCTGTTGGGCAAACGTTCGCGCCGTTGCCGCAAGACGAAGCCGAGATTGACGGCGCTGTGTGGCCGATTAAAGGCGTGAACGGCTGCACGCCAGCGACGGTTCCGCTCACCTACAACATCATGGTAGGCAAGTGAGTTTTGCACTAGACATAGCGAAGTTTTCCAACGACGCAATTGCAGCCGTTGAAAACACGCGGCGCATTTTCATCGGCAATTTGTGCCTTCGGATCATCGACAGAACACCCGTGCTCAGCGGGCACCTTAAGGGCAACTGGCAGCCGAGCATCGGCGCGGCCGAGAATGACGAAGTGCCACGCGCATCGAAAGACGGCGCTTTCGTCAAGCAACTTGTGCTTGACGTGCTTGCTCGGCTCAAAGGCGACGAGATTTTCTACCTGAGCAACAACGCGCCTTATGTGATCGTGATTGAGTACGAAGGCCACAGCAGCGTGAAGGCACCTGACGGTATGGTGCGGATCTCCCTCGCCGAAGTTGGCGCGCTTGTTAACGAAGCAATGCGTGACGGTGGCCTGTGAGTTTCGCCGCCGCACAGCTCGCCGTCGACGTGCAGCTTGCAACGCCGCTGGCGGCCTTCGGTGAACTTGTGCAGTGGCCGAACGGCCCTACAATCAAGCCTGACGGCGCAGCCTACGCTGAAGTTTTCCACATGCCTGCAAGCACGTTTGTGGACACGCTTGGACAGCACGGGCGCGACTTAATTCCTGGCGTGACACAAGTGAATCTTTACTACCCGCTTGCAAGCGGCAACAGTCAAGCCGCCGTCGACGTCGATACTTTTCGAGTGTCGTTTGTTGCAGGCCAGTGGCTCAACAACAACGGGCAGGCGGTGCTTGTTCGTTCGTGCGGTCCAGGACCGTCGAGACGTGATGGCAGTTATTTCAAAGCAATAGTCAGCATACAATGGGAAGCGCGCATTTCGCGCTGAAAGGATCACAATGTCCACAGGTGCAGCGCGAAGAATGGGAATTATTGCAGAGGCGTCTTACGGCGCGGGCGCGGGCGCGGCGCCTGCGTTTGACATCATGCTGGTGCGGTCGGGCGGTCCCGAGCTTACGACCGACACGCTCGAAGACGACACGATCAGAGGCGACTTTCAGCGCCAAAGCGTGCGCGTCGGTGCGCGCAAAGGTACGCTAGCCGTCAGTGATTGGCTTCGCTACGGCGCTTATGACGCTTGGTTGGAAGCGCTGCTAGGTGGTACGTGGACAGCAAACGTACTCAAAACAGGCATGACCCGTCGATCATTTGCGATTGAGGAGTATTTTGCCGATCTCGCGACGGCGGAAAACGAATATCACGAATGGGACGGTGTCGAGTTTTCTAGCCTCGATATCAAGGTTGCGCACAATCAGCTAGTGGCTGCTGATTTCGGCGGTGTCTGTCGCAACCTGACGCCTTCGACGTCAGCGATTGCAAGCTCCACATACAACGCTGCAAGCACCAATCAGCCGTTCAGCTTCAAAGATGCCAGCTTTACTGCTGACGGAAGTTCACTCGGTATCATCACGTCGTGGAGCTTGAAGATCGATCGCGGCTTGTCGCCTCGCTACGTCGCGAACGGCATCTATTCGCTGCGACCCGACAGCAAGGTGGTGAAGGTCAACGGCAGCATCGAAGTGTGGCTTGACGTTGGCGCTACGGCGCTGATCACAGCCTGGCTCGCCGAAACGCAAAAAGCACTTGGCCTGTCGTTGGTCGATCCTGCCGGCAATACGTTCGCAATCAGCGTTCCTGCGCTGCGATTTACGTCCGGTTCGCCTAAAGTAGCAGGCGACGGCTCAATCCCTGTTACGCTGAATTTTGAAGCGTACTACGACGGTGCTACATCGTCGCAGTTGACGATCACGCGCACGCCGCACGCGTAACCCGCACAAGCAAAGGGAGGCTTCCACTATGCAAATTAAAGAACTATTCACGCGGCAAAGGCACAACGAAGGCATGCGCGTCGAAATCAAAAGCGAAGCCGGCGCGGTGCTTGGCTGGCTTCGCGTTCGCGGCCTGGACTCGGACGCCTATCGAAGCGCACACGACGCCTTCAATCGCGAAATGGTGCGCTTCGCGGCGGCTGTGCGCAACAAGGCCGACGCGCCTCTGCTGACTGCCACACAAGCGGAGAAGGATGCGGCGGCGCTAGCCGAGCGCGTGGCGCTGGTTGCTGATTGGAGTTTTGACGACGCGTGCACGCCCGCCAACGTGACGACGCTGCTACAAGAAGCGCCTTTCATCAGCGACCAGATCTACTTTGCGGCGCATGACCGTGACCATTTTTTAGAGACAGCCTCTCCTGTTTCTATCGATGGGCCGAATACAAGCTCGGATGCGCAAAGCCAGCCACAGCAGGAGCAGGCCACACCCTAGCGGCGGCAGTCGAGGCTTACCGGGCACAGACGGGAAAACTACCGCCAGGACACGCAGAGGCGCCAGAGCCGCCGCCCGAGCTGCTGTATTTGTGGACTTTGTTTTGTGACCTGGCAACAGGCGAGGAGCTTACATATAGCGAGATTGATGCTTGCGCTAGAG